CGACGGAGGCTCGTTCACCTAATGCCAACACCATCAACTAGAACGCCAGTCCGTGTTGCTCGCGGCGCTAAATCCGACCTTGATACCGGCATCTCTGACCTTCAGGAAGGGGAGGTTTGTTATGCAACTGATGAGAACAAGTTTTACGTCAAAGAAGGGTCTTCGCTGATTGAGCAGCCTGGCCTAGAGACAGCGCAGACATTTACTAAGGCCCAGCGTGGCAGCATCTCAGCCATCAGCATTGCGGCTGGTGACACGACAAAAACGCTGGACTTCGACACGGCCAACAACTTTGCACTGACGCTGGCTAACACGTCGTCATGCACGTTGGCTAATCCGTCAAACCTGACAGCAGGGCAGAGCGGTTCAATCTTTGTCGTTCAGGACAGCACGGGCAGCCGTTTGTTGACTTACGGGTCGAGCTGGGACTTTGCCGGCGGCACTGCTCCGACTCTCTCGACTGCTGCATCATCTGTTGATCGTATTGATTACATCGTGCGGTCTACGTCTTCAATTCACGCTGTCTTCACCGCTGCCTACTCATGAGCGTTATTGGTTCTAACGTCCTTGCTGGCGCGTCTGGTCAGGCTGATGCGGCGGCAATCCAGATTGACCGCAGCTTGCGGTTTAACAGTGCTGATAGTGCTTCATTGTCACTCGCTAGTTATAGCGGTTCGGGTACGTTTTCTTGCTGGGTAAAAAGGTGCAAACTAGGCTCTGCTCAAACGATCATCACCAATGTTGCTTTTGCTGCTGACGACACTCTGAACAGCTCCAGTGCTGTTTTCAGAGATCCATCTGCTTGGTTGCACATTGTGGTTTCTAGTGGAGGAACTTACGTCAACGGCAGTAGTGTTGGCAGCGGTTCAGCAGTAACCCCTTCAGCTATAGGCTCTGGGTGCGATTTATATCTAGCAGACGTCCACTTCATCGACGGTCAAGCACTTGCTGCGACTGACTTTGGTGAATACGATGATAACAATGTCTGGCAGCCGAAGGCATATTCTGGAAGTTATGGCACCAATGGGTTCAAATTAGATTTCTCCGACAATACCAGTACGACAACAATCGCAGAAGACAGCAGCGGAAACAATAACGACTGGACCGCCAACAACATCTCCGTTGCATCAGGTGCTGGCAATGACAGCCTACTCGACTCCCCCACCAACTACGACGACGAGACAAATGTTGGTGGCAACTATTGCACTTGGAATCCTGTTGATATGGAAGAAGGTGTTATCACTTTATCTGAAGGCAATTTGAAGACCATTACGACAAGTAGCACAGGTGATAATGTTCGCGGCACGTTTGGTTTTTCTTCTGGAAAGTGGTATTGGGAATGCACTGTTACCGATTTTAGTGGTGGCTTTGATATTGGCTTTGCAACCCCAGAATGGGATCTTACTGCTGGTGATGTAGGTGGTGTTGCAAACAGTTGGGCAGTCAGCGACGGTGGAACGAAAAAAGCTGAAGGTTCTACAACAACTGGTGCCACATCAGCATTTAATTCAATAGGAAAAGTTATCGGAATTGCATTTGATGCTGATGCCGGGAGCGTTAAGTATTTTATTGATGGCACGGATCAAGGCGTAATTTTTTCTGGACTAGACACCAGCTATACCTATATGCCAGCCATGTATGTGCGAAGCCCTACCGGCAATGCTATGGGCGGCATCTGGAATTTTGGGCAGCGTGGTTCGTTTACTTATGATCCGCCTTCGGGCTACAAAGGGCTCTGCACGCAGAATCTCGACGAGTCTTCTTATGCCTCTATTCCTGATGGTTCCCAGCAGTTTCAAATTAAATTATGGAATGGAACCGGTAGCTCAGGCGGTTCTAACCAAACCATCACTGGATATAACTTTGAACCACAATTCGCCTGGATTAAAAACCGTTCTGATGCAGAGCACCATGCTTTGTTTGACCAAATCAGGGGTGCAACAAAAGTGTTGTACTCAAGTTTGTCAGCGGCAGAAGCAAGCCAAGCTAACGGCTTAGTTAATTTTACTTCTGATGGATTTCAGCTTGGCATTGATGGCAAAGTTAATGCCCTTAACAAGGCGCATGTTGGCTGGGCGTGGAACTCTGCAACGTCAACAAGTAGCAACTCTGACGGCAGCATCACTTCCAGTGTCCGCGCTAATTCGTCTGCTGGGTTTTCAATAGTTAGCTATACAGGCGATGGGGCTGCATCTGCGACTATTGGGCACGGATTGAATGCTGTTCCTGAAATGATTATGCTTAAAAATCGCGACGATAGTGACGAAGGCGTTGTGTACCACGTCGGGACAGACACTACAAGTCCGGAAAATTATTTCCTCAGATTGTTTTCAACAAGTAACGGAAACGCTGCACGCAATGACGGGGGTGCAAGGTGGAATGACACTGCGCCTACTAGCTCTGTGTTTAGCGTTGGCACGGAGGATGAAGTCAACGCAGGCGAGAACTATATTGCCTATTGTTTTACATCTATTCCAGGTTATAGCGCGTTTGGTTCGTACACCGGCAACGGAAATGCTGATGGCCCGTTTGTAGCACTCTCGTTCAAGCCGAGGTGGATTATGTTCAAAAACACAACCAGTGCTATTGGATGGTACATCTTAGATACACAGCGAGATGAGCACAACGTTTCAAATACTTTTTTGTTTGCGAACACTAGCGGCGCAGAAGGCAATGCCTCAACTTCTCTCGTTGATATTTTGTCAAGCGGATTTAAGTTAAGAGGCACTGGAGATACTGTTAATGCTTCTGCAAGCGTTTACGTCTACGCCGCATTTGCTGAACACCCATTCAAAACCGCCCGTGCGCGGTAATCTTTAACCATCGCCACCACGGTCATGTTCACTGTCAGCGGCCAAACAATTAAATACGATCGCGCTTGGACGCACCCTGACACAGGCGTTCAATATCCAGCGAACTGGTTGCGGTTGACAAGCCTGGCTGAAAAGCAAGCTGTCGGCTTGGTTGAAGTCATCACACCAGCTGATCAGGTTTATGACCAACGGTTTTATTGGGGCGTTGATAACCCCAAGCAGCTCAACGATGAGCCGATCCTTGATGAGGATGGCAACGACACTGGTGAAGTTCAGACCGGCCTAAAGACGTTGTGGAAGGCAAAGCAAAACGAAATTGCCGCCAGCCTTTTGGCTCCCTCTGATTGGCGCATCATCAAGGCCAAAGAAACCAGCACCAACATCCCGTCTGTCTGGAAGACTTACCGCGCTGCCATCCGTACAACGTGCAATACGCGCCAAGCCGAGATTGATGCTTGCACTGATGTTGCAGCGTTGAAAGAGTTGCTATTCGGAGACGCGCAGATCGAGCAAGATGGGGAGATGGTTGCCAACCCGAACCTGGCTACCGCTTGGCCTGATCCTGTCGAATGATGCAAAGACCTGACCCGATGATTGCTTCAAAGCCTGGGGCTGAAGACGTTCAAGCGATGGCGGCTAGAACCCTTTGGCTTGAAGAGCTGTACTTTCTTGATGGCCGCGACATGATCAGCCATCCGCAGCATGGTTTGTTCACTGGATTGGCTCTTAAATATCAAAGCTTGGAGTCAACTGACGGCTACTGATGGCGAAGTCACTTAGTGGTAACAACTTTGTTGTTGGTAAACCCAAACGGACGCGACAGGGGAATGGCACAAACAGCATCCCAAAAAAAGGCCGTAAGAAGTACCGTGGTCAGGGAAAACGTTAATTCTCTTTCCAATGATCAAAACTCTCATTGCGAGTGGTGTCGCCGTTTCAGCAGCTGCGCTGGGATCTCCTGCTCTCGCAGAAGGCAACCTCTATGTGAACCCTGAATTCAACGGTGGTTCCTACGGTGACGAGTATCTCGGCGGAACGCTCAACCTGGACGTGGGTTACGAGTTTTCTGAGGGTGCTTATTCCCTGCATATCCAAGGGGGTCCTGCTGTGGTGATGCCAAACGGCGTTGACAGTGAAATTGAATTTGCTGGCAAGTTTGGCGGCTCTGTTGCTGTTAGCGACAAGGCTGCTGTCTACGGAGAGCTGAGCGGCATCACTGGTGATGAGCTGTCGATTGGCAGCAAGGTTGGCCTGAAATACAGCTTCTGAGCTATAACTCAGGTGAAGGCTTAAGTGTCTTCCTCACACACAAGACAGGAGGCTCCCTTGAGGGGAGCCTTTTGTTTTACCTAGAGCCATCATGCAAAAGCTCTTTAACGCAATGTCGTTTTCCGCTTTCCTCATGAGCGGAGCATTGATTGCTGGGACCGTGATGCTTTACACGCGAATCCCATCGCTCACGAAGTATTACATGAGCGAGTTGACACTAGAAATGACCAAGCTGGTGACAAAGATGGTGCCAGTTCAGATTGACGAGGCAATGCCTGAGTTGCCGAGCGAGACTGGGCTCCCGATCAAGCTTCCATGAGCGATCAGATCAACCATCCGCCGCATTATCAGCAGGGTCGCGTTGAAGCGATTGAGGTGATTGAGGATGTTGTCAGCAGCGCGCCTGAGCCTGTTGTTGGATTTCTAGTTGGTTCTGCTCTGAAGTATTTGCTCAGGGCATGGCATAAGCAGAACGCCAAGCAAGATTTGCAAAAGGCGGAATGGTATTTGAACCGCGCTATTGCAAGGCTGAGCACTTAGGTGATCATTTTGGTGTTAGCGGTCGGATCGTCGTCATGAGCTTCAGGCCCGAAGCCTTCTGCCTTGATTTTTGCCATATCAAGTTCTGGCGCGGGTGCCTCTTGTTTTTGCTCAAACGAGGCGAGCCAATCGCGTAGAGCGTCACCTGTAGGCGTGCCTTTCGGCCATTTGACCCATTTCAAAATGGCCTTGTGATCAGTGAATGGTCTTGCTGTTGTGCCGCAAAGAACGGTGTAAACAATGGGCGGCCCTTCTCTTCTACGGTTTCTCTCTATCCAGAGTTGACCAGCTGTAAACCGTTCTGACTTCATGCCACAAATTCCTGAGATTGGTGTGCAGAGTGTTTCCGTTCCGGAGATCCCTGCATGGCGGTCAATGCCACCACAGAGTATTCCAGATGACCCGCCCATCACGCTTCAACTTGGCTTTCCAGTGGCGGATATTCCTGGCTGCGTGGAGACGCGAAACGCGCAACCTGGCAATGAAAACGCCTACACCGATGACCCGCGTGGCAACTTGGTTGTCTGTGATGGCACGATGCCTTCATATAAGCCGCTGGATTTCACACCCGGCACTTTGACTTACAGCACAGCAAAGCCGCCAGTTATTGATCCAAACATAAAAAAACCGGCTGAGGCTTCAAGTCAGCCGGATAGCGCCTCTCCTATGCCCGGTGCCGCCCCGGACCTTTCAAACGTAGCCACAGAACTTCCATGTCCTCCACCTGACGCAATTCCTTTAGGTGCTAAGAACAAATCGCAAACTGCGGTCATCATTGGTTACGAAAGAATCGATGGCAGGTGTGAGGCAATCTATGAGCCGCTTAGAGTACCAACCATCATCGGGAATTATCTTCCTGGTGCGCCTGTTGTGGCGACGACTGCGACGATTGCTGCGGTTGCGACCACGGCGGCCATCTTTGCCAAACCGTTAGGTGATTTTCTGCTCAAAGCCGTCAAGCCAACGGTTAAAAAGGCAATCAAGAAAATCAAAGAAAAGCTAGGGAAGGAAGTTAAGGCTGAGTCTGTTTGGCAGCGTCGGAAGTTTCAGCGGTCTTTGCGGAAGTGATGGGGTGAACGTGAGGTGGAATGACGCCTGGCGGATTAGTCAGGACGACATCAGCGCAGATTTTGGCGTAAGGCGATTCTGGATGAAACATGATGCCCTTTTGCATCAGCTCGGCGCAGTTTTTGAGCCTGGCAAGTTCGTAGTTGAGCCTTTTGTCTGCCAATGCAGCGTCTAGCAGTGCCACCTGTTTTTCAGCAGCTTTGCGGCAAGTTCTGACGTGGTGTCTATCTAGCGGGATTGAGAAGGTGGCAGTGATTCCGCCATTGATCGAAAAATTCGTTTTCTGACCCGTGCGGACAGGTTTATAGAAAAGGATATTGCCCGGATTGTCGGGCCTGCCATCGGGGATGGGATTGCCCTCCGGATCAAACGCGCCAACTAAATCGAGCGTGTCATAAACCGGCTCGTTGTAATGCGATTCATAAGGATCAGACCAGCTAGTTGTGGAGCTTATGAATGGGTTGATGTTTAGCGTTGCGCCTTGGCAGCTGATCCCTCCGCCGTATG